TGAATCAATTTAACAAACACACTAAACAAAAGGAAAACACTATGTTAAAAGAAGACACAAAACAAGTATTAAAATTTGTAAACGCAAAAGTAGATCCCATGCAGATGTGGGGTATAGCCAGAGAGGCGGCTGTTGATGCTGTTGATACCTACATGGAAGGCAAAGAAGAACCGATGTATTGTGGATTCGCCAACATCACAATCAGACCAGCTCAAGGTAAATTTGTAGGTTGGTTAAAGAAACAAGGCATTGGTGACAACGGTTACAGAGGTGGTTGGAGAGTATCTTATTATGATATTATGCCACAAACACACAAATACAGACACACACAATCAATGACTATTAAAGAAATTGCTTGTGATGCCTTTGCTAAGGTATTAGAAAACCAATATGGTTTAACTGTGTACAGTGAAAGCAGAGCAGATTAAGGCTTGACTTTTTGGTTTATTGAAACTATAATATTAACATAAGGCAAACAAATTAAGGCAACATAAAGGGCACAAATGAAAAACACAATATACGTTCTAGAAGGTTCTTACAGAAACAAAACAATAGAGAACCAAACTTTCCAACTTGTAAAAGGTTACCAACCTTACCCACACAAAGAAGGTGGTTTTATCACAGTTAAAATTAATGACTTGGATGAATATCCTGGTGCAACTAAAAAACAAATTAGAATTAATTTGACAGCAGAAAACAAATTGAGAGACACTGCACCTGCACAACCTAAAGAAGAGAGTGATGCAGAAACTGTGGAAAGAATGAGAAAGAGATTCACAATCTTAGACAGCATGACTAAGGCTTGTAAAAAGGGTGATGTGAGAGCAATGATTGTATCAGGCCCTCCAGGTGTTGGTAAATCGCACGGTGTTGAGACTGTGTTGGACAGATACGGTGTTGTATCCACATTGGGTAATACCAAACCTAAATACGAAATTGTAAAAGGTGCTATGAGCCCTATTGGTTTATACTGTAAACTGTACAACTATTCAGATGCTGACAATGTGTTGGTATTTGATGACTGTGATAGCATATTACTAGATGATTTAAGTTTAAACATATTAAAGGCGGCATTGGACTCTAAAAAAGTTAGAAGAATTTGTTGGAACACTGATTCGCATATGTTGAGAAGAGAGGGTGTGCCAGACAGTTTTGAATTTGCTGGATCTGTTATTTTTATCACTAACATTAAATTTGACAATGTTAAAAGTAAAAAATTAAGAGATCATTTAGAAGCACTGGAATCTAGATGTCATTATATTGATTTAACAATTGACACAATTAGAGAAAAAATACTTAGAATTAAACAGATTGTGACAGATGGTATGTTAAAATCTTATGCACTGCCTACAGAAACTGAACAATCTATTGTGGCATTTGTGGATGAATACAAAAGACAATTGAGAGAAATCAGTCTTAGAACTGTGCTTAAAATTGCTGATTTGGCAAAAGCATTTCCTGACAATTGGCAAGAAATGGCGAAAAATACTGTGCTGAAGCCAATGTAATGATATTGACTTTGGTACCAAAAGGAGTTATAATATAGATATGAAAAAACGTAGAAACAAATTGGAAAGAAAACTAGACGAGTTCAATCACACAATGGAACTGATTAGAACCATTGTGCCTATCCTTGTGCTAGGCTTACAAATATATATTTTATTGAAATTGATATGAGAACACAACCGCAAGACATAATTGCTAAACTAGAAGCAGACAATAGTAGACTAGCAAAAGAAAAAATTTTATTGGATGCAATGAATGAAGGACTGGATGAATTCTTCGAAGGTGTTGCTATGTGTTTGGACAAGTTGTACACATTTGGAGTCAAGCAAGTACCTACAAAAGATGATGTGATTTCAGCACAAGGTTGCAAATGGGAAATATTTAAGGAACTGGCTGAAAAATTAAATGCTAGAGAATTGACAGGACACGCCGCAAGAGATGCCATCAATCTTGTGATGAGCTCTGCCACAGCAGAACAATGGAATGGATTCTACAGAAGAATACTGATTAAAGACTTACGATGCGGAGTTTCAGAAAAAACTGTAAACTCAGTTGCTAAGAAGAACAAGTTTGACAAGTACATGGTGCCCGTGTTTACTTGTCAACTTGCTCATGATAGTGCCAATCACGAAAAGAAACTGACAGGTGAAAAAATGCTGGAAGTTAAATTGGATGGTGTTAGAGTTATAACCATAGTGTATCCCGATGGCAAAGTGGATATGTTCAGTCGTAACGGAAAAGAATTTACAAATTTTGGACACATAGCAGATGAGATTTCGGCTGTGGTTAAAAACAGTCCTCCACCATACCCTGTGGTGTTGGATGGTGAAGTGATGAGTGAGAACTTTCAGGACCTGATGAAACAGGTACACAGAAAAGAAGGTGGCAATGCCAAAGATGCTGTGCTTCATTTGTTTGATTTCTTACCATTAGCAGACTTTAAAAAAGGAGTTTGGGACAAGAGTCAAACACAGAGAACTGCTATGTTAAAAGCATGGTATGAACAGCACAGAACCAATTTAAACGCCGTTACAGTGCTGGACCATGAAATTGTGAACTTAGACACACCTGAAGGTCAAAAGACGTACACAGAGGTGAATAAGAGGGCAGTAGAGGGTGGTTATGAAGGTATTATGATCAAAGATATCAATGCTCCATATGAATGCAAAAGAAGTCATGCTTGGTTAAAATTAAAGCCGTTTATTGAAGTCAGTTTAACTGTGAAAGCCACAGAAGAAGGCACAGGCAGAAATGTAGGCAAACTGGGTGCTTTGATTTGCGAAGGTGTAGATGATGGCAAGAAGATTATTACCAATGTGGGATCTGGATTGAGTGATGCCAACAGAGATCAGTTTTGGAAACACAAGGATCAATTAATAGGACAGATTGTGGAAGTGAGAGCAGATGCTGTCACAAAGAACCAGGACAGTCAAGATGAGTACTCATTGAGATTTCCAAGATTTATGAGATTTAGAGGATTTGAAATTGGCGAAAAAATTTAAAAAGCATATGATCACAGGATACGAAAATATTAAATTAACGCAGTGGGATGGTCCACCATACAGTTATTCTGTTAAAGTGAATGGCAAATTGAAAAGGATGATGGGATTCGATGAGGAACACATTAGAGCCCAGTTGTATCCACGCAAACCTAAAATGATCAGGAAGGTGAAAGATGACTAAACCAACAAGTCAAGAAAAGCAAAATCTAGTAGATAACATCAAGCACGGATTCAGACCAGAAGATGTGTTGATAAAAATTACTCCCCTTCACAAAAAAAGCATCACACAAATGATACAGTTGTACAATGTGCCATTGGGAGAACCAGGACACAGATTTGTTGAGGTCAACGAAACCTATCGTTGGGGATATGGCTACAAGGAAGGTGATGATATAAACTGGCCCTATCAGTTCAAAACCAACCAACACTACTGTGACAGCACAATAGGACATGGTGCTGAACTGGATGACTTGATCGGTGTATGGTTTGATTACGATGGCGATTGGACTGATGCTCAAAAAGAAGAATTCGAAGACAAGTGGTACAATGGAGACCCAGACGACGATGACGGCAGATCAGGCATGGGTTGGGTTTATGATTGGCAGGATGAATGGCAGATTGAAGATGAACAGTTGATCATTGATGGTCCATTCAAATATGATATCATAGACAAAACTCAATACAATAAAATTTACATAGAAAACTGGCAACCACCAAAGACAGAAGATGATAAAGAAAGTATCAAGTAAAAAGAAAAAAGAATTAGTCAAAGCCATTAAAAACCCAAATAGGTATTTTAGATTGGACTTTGGTAGATATGGTGGCGAAGTTGCCATGGGGGAAATCACAGAAGCACAATTCAATTATTGGGAAGGCAAAGATGAAGAACTTGCAGAACACATTGCTGGTGCGGATTGGGGCGATGATAGAGAAGACGATGGTACTCCACCAGAAGCAAAATTTACAAAACCCTTCTATGAATACGAAGACATCTGTCACACATCAGGACCTGAATTTTCAGATGGACAATATATGACCATTACAGAAACAGACAAAGACGGTCATTCTATGCAGGACGAAGAAGGCAATTTTATAGAAGATCGTCAGATAGATATGAAAGATTTCAAAAAACTAGGAATCAAAGTTAAATGCACAGCAGAACATAACTCAGGGTCGAAAAGTTGTAAGGACAAATATTATTTGTTTGGACAATATTTCAACAAAGGTGGTTGGTACACAGGCTCTATACAAACAGATCATAGAGGACTTGATTTAAAAAAAATAGCAATCAATTATGAAAATTGTGACGGATTTCAAGTGTTCAGTGAAATTGTT